GGCTGGCGGTGGAGGTGGAGGTTATGGTGCTGCAGGAACAACGGCTCCATCACCAGGAAGCTCACCATCACCAGGACAAGCTGGTCCAGGAGGTGCAGGAGGAGCAACATCTATTACGGGTGCATCAGTCACTTATGCAGGTGGTGGCGGTGGAGGTATTCAACCTGGATATACTGCTGGAACTGGTGGTTCTGGAGGTGGAGGTGCTGGTAAAGCAGGCTCTGGTGCTGGAACTGCAGGAACTGCGGAAACCGGCGGCGGTGGAGGTGGAGGTGGAACTCCGTGTGGCACAGGTGGAAATGGTGGGGGTGGTGTGGTAATTATAAGATATAAATTTCAAAATTAATGTTATTTAAAAAATTAAAGAGTGGTGGTGAGATAAATACGTTTTGTCCAAAAACTATTTATTACAAAGAAAATTTTTATAATAGTACAGAATTTAAAAAACATATTTTAGCTATTTCTAAAAATAACAAACTATATAGAAATGGATTTATAAATGTGGATACTTCACACAGCACTAATTATTCTATTTTAAAAGATAAAATATTTAATAAGTTTTTTGAAAAGGTATTAAAAGAATCTAAACTATATTTAATAGAATTGGGGTATGATCAAGAATTTATAGATAAATTATTTATAGAGTCTGCATGGTTTAATATAGGAAAAAAAGGTGACTCTTTAATTAAACACATACACCCAGGCTCTTTTTTAAGCGGAGCTTTTTATTTGTCCTGTGATAGTGAAGAGGATCAAATATTGTTTTTTGGAGATGATGACATGACCTTACCTCCACAAAATTTTAATGATTTATCAGCTAAATATACTTCATATAAATGTATTCCAGGCAGTATTTTACTCTTTAAAAGTAATATAAATCATTGTACAAATAGTCAAAAAAGCAATGAAAAAATAACTATTTCATTCAACTTGAACTACAATAAGAATTAATATATAAGGAAAAACATTATGGCACATTTTGCAAAATTAGGAGCTAATGGAAAAGTTATCGCTGTTCTTACAATGGATAACGATAAAATGTTAAATGCTGATGGTGTTGAAGATGAAAGAGTGGGACAAGAGTGGTTGCAAACACATAATAACTGGCCTGCAGAAATGTGGATTCAAACATCTTACAATACATCAGGTAACAAACATAAATCTGGTGATGACTCAAAAGCATTTAGAGGAAACTACGCAGGTATAGGTTCTATATGGGACGAAGAAAATCAAATCTTTTGGCATAGAAAACCCTATCCTTCTTGGGTAAAAAATATTACAACTGCAGAATGGGATTCACCAATCGGTGCTGCTCCTGCATTAACAGCAGAACAACAATCACAGAATGATGCTGGCACACATAAATGGGATTACGTTTGGAATGAATCGGGCCAGTCTTGGGACTTGACAGATCACTCAGCGTAAATTAAAAATGGTGGTGGTATGCAAAAGAAAGTATTAAGCGAACAAGCATTATATTTTGGAGATGTGGCAATGCCTAAAGATTGGGACATTGACCGAGATAAATTATCAGGTGATATTTTACAATCAGTAATTCAAAACAAAGATTTTCCGTTCTCACGAACATTCGATATGTTAAATACTTATATGAGAGATCATATAATTTTAAACTATGGATTTACTTTAATTAATAAAGAAACGTGGGGCAGTATATATAAGCCTCAAGAAACTACAATTCCATTATTAAATATAGATCCTGTAGATTTAAAAAACTCACCAGATTACACATTGTTATATGGTGTAAAAGTCAAAGATTGTAATGTTAGAATACATTATGAAGATAACAGACGTAAAGGTAGATCTTGGGACATACCACTGACTAATAATAAATTTATAATGTTTCCATCAACTAATATGTATTACTTAACTAATAATCAAAAGGATAGTTTAAATTTTGTACAAACTATAACGTATGAATATATCTAATTATTATTGGTATTTTAAATCTGCTTTAACTCCTAGATTTTGTGATGAAGTAATTAAATATGCTAATGCACAAAAAGAAAGTATGGCAAGAACAGGTGGCTATGACAAAGAAAAATTATCAAAAGAAGAAGTTAGAAATATACAAATAAAAAGAAAATCAGATTTAGTATGGTTAAATGATACTTGGATATATAAAGAATTACATCCTTTTGTTCATGAAGCTAATAAAAATGCTGGTTGGAATTTTCAATGGGACAGATCGGAATCTTGTCAATTTACAAAATATAAATTAAATCAATATTATGACTGGCATTGTGATAGTTGGGATAAACCTTATGATAAACCAAATACACCCGATCATGGTAAGATTAGAAAATTATCTATGACTTGTCAATTAACAGATGGCTCAGAATATAGTGGTGGTGAATTAGAATTTGATTTTAGAAATTATGATCCGCATATGCGAGATGAATCAAAACATAGAATACAATGTAAAGAAATATTACCAAAAGGATCTATTATTATATTTCCTAGTTTTGTGTGGCATAGAGTTAAACCAGTAACATCAGGCACAAGATATAGTCTTGTGGTATGGCATTTAGGGAGGCCTTTTATATAATGTTTATAAATAGTTATTTTCCAACTGTAATATGGAATGAAGAAAAACCAGAATTTGTTAAATCTTTAAACAAAGCAAGTAACAAATATATTTCTGATGCTAGAAAAAGAGAAAAAGAATACATAAAAAAACATGGTGATTTTGGAACATCATACCATTCAACACCATTAACACACGACAATGATTTTTTAGATTTTAGAAATTACATAGGTCAAAAGTCTTGGGAGTATTTAGATCATCAAGGTTATGACATGAAAGAATACACAACTATGTTTTCTGAATTGTGGGTACAAGAGTTTGCTAAAAAAGGCGGTGGTCACCATTCAGCGCATATACATTGGAACCAACATGTATCAGGTTTTTATTTTTTAAAAGCTAGTGATAAAACATCATATCCAGTATTTCACGAACCAAAGACTGGTGCAAGATGCACAAAATTAAAAATGAAATCAGATTTAAAAGGTGTATGGGCAGGTCATGAACAATTTCATTTAAAAGTAAAACCTGGTACACTTATAATATTTCCAGGTTATTTAGAACATGAATTTGCTGTTGATCATGGCACAGAACCTTTTAGATTTATACATTGGAATCTACAAGCAGTACCTAAAGGAATGGCTAAAGATGTCATTTAAAAAAAATAAATATACAGTTATTAAACAAGCAATATCAAAAGATCTTGCAGTTTTTATTGCAAACTATTTTAGAATGAAAAAACAAGTATATGATACTTTTCGTAAAACTAGATATATTTCTCCTTTTGAAGAAACATTTGGAGTTTATGAAGCGCCAAATGATCAAATACCAAATACATATTCTCATTTTGCAGATATTGCTATGGAAACTTTATTACTTAAATGTCAACCAGGTATGGAAAAAGCAACAGGATTAAAACTATATCCTGCATATACGTATGCACGAATCTATAAAAAAGGTGATGAACTTAAAAGACACAAAGATAGATTTAGTTGTGAAATATCAACCACCATGAATTTAGGTGGCGATGACTGGCCTATATATTTAAGCCCAGATGAAAACGTGGGTGCACCAGATGGTAAAAATATTACTGCGGCTAGTAAAGCAAAAGGTGTTAGGGTGGACCTAAAACCTGGAGATATGTTGGTTTATAGAGGTGTTGAACTAGAGCATTGGAGAGAAAAGTTTAAAGGCAAAGAATGCGTACAGGTTTTTCTGCATTATAACAATCGTAAGACACCGGGAGCTAGAGATAATATGTTTGATACCCGTCCACATTTAGGTCTTCCCTCTTGGTTTAAACGATGATATAATTCTTAAATGGGGGCTGTGTCACCACCACATACCACACAGTCCCCTTTTAAGGAAATTTATGAGTTTAGGATTTGACGCAATATCAGCATTACCATTTGCTACATCAGGACCTGAAAATAGTGTTAACGTAATAGTATCTAAAAATTCACTAGCTATCACAATAGGTAGTGTGGGTATTATTGCGGATGCAGTTACCACAAATCTAGATCCAAATAGATTTACATTAGGAACAGGTCAATTAACTATTACTGCTGATGCTAATCACACGGTCACAGGAAATGCCGTATCTTTAGGTTTAGGTGCATTTACCATTAATATAGATACCAACGTTACCCCTTCTGGAAACTCGTTGACCTTGGCTACAGGTAATGTTACAATAAGTGGTGAAGCAAATATAAGTCCTACAGGTAATGCTTTATCATTAGATACAGTGGAGCCAGGAGTTATTACGTGGAATGATATAATACCAGGAGCAACAATGGTTTGGACACCAATAAAACCGTACTAATATGGCATCAACATTTTCATCAGATTTATCATTAGAACTCGTAGCAACAGGTGAGAAAGCCGGTCTATGGGGAACAATCACAAATACTAATCTACAATTATTACAGACAGCAACATCAGGTTATGTGGAGGTTACTCTAAGTTCTGGTAATGTAACCTTAAGTTTGGCCGATGGAGACGCAACTGCAAATGGTAAAAATCTTTATATCAAACTTACTGGCACTTTATCAGGAGACGCAACCCTAACAATGCCAGCCAGCACATCAGGTGGTAATGCTAACAGGGTATTTTTTGTAGAGGATGGAACTACCAGAGGTGGTGCAGGAGACAGTCATACCATAAAATTATTAACAGCGGGTCAAAGTGCATCTACACAAGTGCCTCTTCCAGAGGGTGCAAAAGTTTTGGTTTATTCTAGAGGTAGTGTTCCAGCCACAACTCTAGCGATGATGGAAAAAGGATTTACAGAGGTAACGGCAGCTAGTAAGACAACATACACGGCAGTAGCAGGAGATCAAATTGGTGTAGACACGGTTGCAAATATTGTGACAATCACATTACCAGCCTCACCTGCACAGGGTGACGAGGTAACAATAATGGATGTATCCGCATCAAATGGTTTTGGAACTAACAAATGTGTGGTTGCAAGAAACGGATCTAATATTCAAGGTGGCACATCTGATCTAGACTTAACTACTAACAATCAATGTGTTACATTAATTTTCACAACTGCTACAAAAGGCTGGCAAATAAAAACCAATAGCACATCATAGGAGTAAAACATGCCGCTTACTCAAATCAAGTTTGCTCCAGGAATTGACAAACAGGACACAAGTGTTGGTGCAGAGGGTCGTTGGGTCGACTCTGATAATGTAAGATTTAGATATGGTCTGCCAGAAAAAGTCGGTGGTTGGCAATCTTTGTTATCCGATTCTATTGTTGGTGTTGCTAGAAAACAGCATGCATTTGTTGATACTGAAGGCAATAGATATGTTGCGATAGGAACAGATAAATTTTTACTTTTATATTTTGAGGGACAGCTTTTTGATATCACACCTTTTAGATGTAATAATGCTGGGGTTGTTGATACCCTAACAAGCTCAACATTAGCAACAAATAGCACATCAGTCAAAACCTGTACAATTACAACAA